TTTTACTTCAAATCGTTTTAACCTTGTTACGGTCAAAACGGTATTTGGTAAAAGTAAACACCGCCCCTCTAAAGACTCTGTCAACAACTATACGTCTTCTATCAAAGGTTTTCTGCTTAAGAATCGAAAATTATCCATCTTCGTTCTTAGTCATTATTTCCAAGATATTGATGTGGAGTTGTTTACTCAGTTCTTGGACTCATACCTTACCATCATGGATAATAGGGTTCGAGAGAGAGGTCTGTCAGATACGATCAAGTATTCGAAAGGAACTCGATTGTGTCTTACTAGATATCTCTCGGGAACTCCATTGTCCTCACACCCTTCAACTGGAGAAATCCTTAAGAAGGGGTTGCCTTCGATTATTCCTGAGAATCTTCTCTGGAGTATCGATGGCATTAAGTGAGCCCTGACTGTTCTTACGATCAGTCGCGGCTTGAAGGATAAGATACAAGTAGATACTCGACCGATTACGGATCCATCCAATTCCTTTGTTAGTTCTATAACTGATAATGAAATTGATTTGGCCTGTAAGAGGTTGGGTATCATAAAAAGGGACTTCGAATGAGTAACATTTCATATGTCATCTAAGAAAGGCCCAAACGGAATGAGCATATTAACTAGTTTACATGACTTTACGCTTTTACCACAGAAACTAAAGGATTCAATAATTTCCTTAGGTGGTATAGGCCTAGAGCAATGTTTCCAGTTGATATCCACACTCCGAATTGGTGACCATTCTTGATTGAGCTTATGAAATAATTGCTTTCCTCGGAGAACGCTTTTTACCAGAAAACTATCCGCCATAGCTGATAAGGAGGGAAAGACTCGTCTTGTGGGCGTATTTGACTATTGGTCACAAACTGCTTTAAAACCTTTACATGATGTCCTTATGGACACACTTCGAGGAATTAAGGTAGATTGTACTTTTGATCAAACACGCTTCAAGAAGTTTGTCCCTACTTACGGAACATTCTTTTCCTTTGACCTTTCCAATGCGACTGATAGGATGCCTATTCTGTTACAGAAGAGACTTTTATCTCGTATCATTGGAGAAGAGAAAGTAGAAGACTGATCCACGCTTATGGTGAGTGAGCCCTTTGTGTTGAAGGGCAGCGACCCTTTAAGGTACGCTGCAGGTCAACCAATGGGGGCTTACTCATCATGAGCGACTATGTCACTAACTCACCATCTTATAGTACAAATTGCTTCAATTCGGGCGTCATGTCCCTATTGATCATATTGTATATTAGGAGATGATATAGTGATATGGGACAGCCGGCTTGCTGAGGAATATAGAACACTCCTTCTTCACTTAGATATGCCTATTTCGGACCAAAAGACTCATGTATCAAAACATGTGTTTGAGTTCTGTAAAAGGTGATATTTTAATGGGAAAGAGGTTACTGGTTTCTCAGTAAGTGGTCTGTGAGAGGTTCGTAACAGCTATTCGTTGTTACATAACTTCCTACAGACCCAGGCTGAGCATGGTTGAGTTCTTGTAGGTGAGCGGGCAAACCACCCCATTAAGTCCCTGTACAAAGCTATTGGGCGACCTCACCATGGTGAGAGAGTCCAGAAGCTTTATACAGTTTTCTCCTTCTTGGCTAATGCCAGAGTCACGGGGACATTTAAGGGAGTGTGTGAACACATCTCAAAAGTGTTCCGGTGACCGACCTGTTCTGCCTCGGAAGAGACAGAGAACTTCTTCTTTTTGAAGATTAAGTGAGATCAGTTGGAGAAAGACCTTGCTAGTTGTATGAGTAACAAATTAGATTACGTAAAGTATATCGACTCTGTAGTCTCAAAGACTAGTAAGCTTTGGGTGGGGCGACCGTTTAACATCTACTCGAGCGAGAGAATACCAATTATCATCGTTAGTGAGTTTATGGAATATGAGCTTAATGAGCTCATATCTGTAATCACTAGCGATCATCTGACCACCGAACAATGGTTCATGCTGTTAAGGCACGAATCCGCTGCTAGGTATAGGATATCTAAGGAAGTCTATGGACTATCGCGTCATAAGCTAGTTAGCCGGGACTTGTCTCGGCTTACTAAGTCTATGATATCGATGGTCCGTAATCACATCCTTAGTGATAGTAAGTATCCCCTTTTGATAGTTTAGAGATAAGGCAGTGTCGTCTTTGCCAGAATACCATTTTACTTGCTACGGCTTGCGCCGTAGCAGGTAAGGAACGGTTTTAGTTCAAAGGACATACTCTGCCCTATATCTAAAATCTCTTTTTGATTAAAGAGTGGCTCGATATAGGTGTTTACCC